CATCGAGGCCTTTCATCGCTCGCACTCGTTGAGAGCTTCCGAGAAAGCCTCCCAGGAGAGCGGGAGCTTGTCGGGGAGACCGAACCGGTTCTTAGCGTCGAACGCTGGAGATCCTTCGGTGTGCATGGACACGCGAGTTCCGCGAGCGCGCTTCGTCTTCTTTCCGGGTTTCACCTTGTCCTCGCTGGTGCTCACAACAACGTCTCGCTGCGCGAACAAGACGATGTCCGCCCACTCTTGAACCAGGTTGCAGGTGGACTTGTGGAGATCGATAGTGAATCGATCGTATGCCTCGTTTGTAGGATCGTCGAACGACACCACCTTGGCGTGTGCCGTGAGGATCACAGACATGCCCTTCTTCCGGCGAAGCTCGTCCAGCTTCGCCAGCGTCGCCATCATCACGTCAGCCGCGAAGACGTAGCCCTTGCCATAGCCGAAGTCCTCGATGGACTTGATGCTCTGCTTGTCGCTGCGTTCCACGATATGCGCCCAGATGAATCGCTCCAACCAGTCCATCGAATCGATCACGAGCGTTTCCCATTCGTGATCTGACGAGAGCAGCGTGTTGATCCAACCCATCACGTTGGCGTAGGTCTCGCAGATCGGAAACTTGTCCAGATGCAGCGTGCCTTGACCCTCTTCGGTGAAGATGAAGATCGGTTTGTCAGACTGGCTGGCGAACGTCGTCTTACCGAGTCCGTGTTGCGAGTAGATGATGATCCGAGGAGGCTGGACGTCGCCACCGCTGATGACCTGTGAGAGATCGTATGCCATTACTTAGCCTCCTCTGTCTTGAGATCTTTCAGCTTCTTGATCCTCTTTTGCATCTTCGCCTTCTTCGCCTCCAGCTTGGCTGACAACCTCTTGAGCACGGAGAAAGTTTTTCCGATCGCCCCCTCCTCAAGCCTCAGGCTCAGCAACTTCTTTTCGAGTTCTCTGATCTCTTCCGTCTCGTTCATCCTCACTCCTTCATGTTGATCGCAGGATAGCCCCAGAACATCTGGCGCGGTCTGCCTGAATCCAGATCGGCACACACCTCTGTCCAGCCGGACATGCGGTGTCGATCCATGTGCCCCCCGAAGTGCCACGCCATTGGGCAGGGATCTGGCACCTCGCCGGCGAGTACGCTTTCAGTGTGCCTCAGCAGTGTGACAAAGAGCGCATGGTGCCTAGCCCACGAGCCCCGCCCCCAGCCATCGGGAGTCGAGGCGTCATCGCTCAGGTACTGAATCCAGGGCCTGCGGGCGTCTCCACGGCGCAGCGGCGCCGAATACGCACGGGCCATCACCTTGACGCTGACGCCGGCGCGAGAGGCCCTGCGGGTGATGACTCCGATCTGAGCCGAGCACACATCGAGGTCCGTCCATCCGCTCTCTGCCACGCACATGCGCGCCAGCACCAGAGCCGTGTCGTCGCGGTCCGCCGTGGCGCTCCGCAAGCTCGCAGCGAAGACGCAAACGAGAACAATAAAAAGGATCTTCATATCTCATGCCCCCAATCTTTGATCAGAATATTTCCCACGGCCGACTTCTTCGTCAGCCTTGAGATCTTGAGGGCCACGATGAGGCTCGGCACGCGCTTTCCCGCCTCCAGCATCGATACATATGGCCCCGTGACATTAAGCTTGAGCCCCAGCTCTCGCTGCGTGAGACGCGCCCCCTCACGGAACTCTCTCAACCGGTTTGCTGCATCGTTCATGAGGACGGCGTTTGTAACTCCAGTTACGCCATGGGTCAACATTTTATTTCGCTTGCTATTGATCTCATAGCGGGCTACATCCTTGCTAGATCGACTGATCGACAGTCGTGATAAGGAGATCCAAAATGAAGAATGATTCCAAAGAGTTCCTGAAGGAGATCGTCGCGAGTGATAGTCGGCGCTGGGCCGCGGCCACCAATGAGGCCATGGCGATCGATTGGGTGTGCAACTACACCCGCAACCGCATGGCTGCGCTGGACGCCTGGAGCGCGAAGCAGCCCGCGAAGTCGGCAAGGGAGAAGTCGGCCAAGCCGGCCAAAAAGAAGAGCGCGAAAAAGGCCACGAAGAAGACCACGAAGAAGACCACGAAGAAGCGATCCCGCAAGCCGAAGAGCACGAAGGCGGAAGCAACCGAGGCGGCGTGAGCCAGGCCGAGTTCGGGATCCGAGGAGCGCAACCAGGTGATGAGAGTCTCATCTACGATTCCTGGCTGCGCTCCTTCGCTTCGTCTCGCACGGGTCCGTGGAAGTCGATCGGCGGAGAGCGTCTTCTAGACACTCACCGCGGGCTCGCTAAGGATCTAATGGCTCGGTCTCGTACCAGGGTCATGTGTGATCTTTCGTACCCTGTGTTGGCGGTTGGTTGGATCTGTTGTGAGGGCGACGTGTTGCACTACGTGTACACGAAAAAGAAATTCCGTCGTCACGGCATCTGCTCTCTGCTCGTCGACGACGCCGGAGAGCTGGCATACTACAGTCACCCCAGCGTCATCGCTGCGCGCTGGCTTGGCCGGCGCTACAACCTGAGGCCATCGTTTGGCCACCTCTTCTACCCACCACCGAAAGGCAGTCATGCCACCGAAGGCTCCCGATCCAGAAAAGACACCGAAGACTCCCGATCCAGAAAAGGCTGATAAGTCGACAACCAGGCGTTTGTCGCACGTGATCGTCCGTGACCGAATCCGGGTGCCCACCTGGGCCAACGGGACGCAGCTGACGGCGACAGAAGATCTGACGATCCTATTCGACATGTCGGCACAGGTGGTTGTGCTTATGCGCACTGGGTACAAGACAACGGTTTTGATCCCGTTGTCGAATGTTCTTGCGATGGCGATCAGCAAGTAGCCGTCGACGTGTCGGCGCTGACGTATGAGGAAGCGGTTGCGATCGCCAATGAGGGGCAGCGCCGAGCCGATCTCATTGAGCCCGAGTACGTCAGGACGCTCCATCCTCACCAGAAAGAGTTCTGGAAGGATCCGGCAAGATTCAAAGCGCTCCTGTGTGGGCGGCGCGCTGGCAAGACCACGGTCGGCCTGGCGAAGATCGCCCACACAGTGAACCTGTACCCCGACGCAATTGTTCCATTCCTTGGCCTCTCCAAAGAGAGCGCGAAGAGGCTCGCGTGGAAGCCGTTGATGGACATGAACGAAGAGCATGGGTGGGGGTGGAAGTTCAACAAGATCGAGCTGATAGCGTACGCGCCGAACGGCTCTCAGGTTTGGATCCTTGGCGCTGACAAGGAGGCGGACATTGAGAAGATCCGAGGTCCTAAATACCACGGATTCGTGATCGATGAGGCCGCCTCCTATCGAGCCCATCTCAAGAGCCTGATCGGCGAAGTGATCGAGCCTGCCCTCGGCGACTACCGGGGCTGGTTGTGGATCGTTGGGACCCCTGGCGCTACGTGCGCTGGTTACTTCCATGACATCACGACGCACAAAGTGGGGACCAAGAAATGGTCAGTCCACTCATGGACGGTGCGTGAGAACACGCATTTCTTAGATCCTGAAGGATGGCTCGCGGAAACTCTGGACTCCAACGGCTGGACCGTGGACAATCCGATCTACCAGCGCGAGTATGAGGGGCGCTGGTACAAGGACCCCGGAGCTTTCGTATATCGCTTCGATCCAACCAGGAATGTGGTCCAGCACACAAAGTTCCCCCTCCGGGAATACCGCCTCGTGATGGGTTTGGACTTTGGAGTCGTCGACGCCTGCGCCTTCACTATCTGGGCCTATCACCGCCACGAGCGCAGAACATACGTCGTGCGATCTTTCAAGCACCGTGGGCTCGCCCCGAGTGACTTCGTCGATCACATAAACCTGCTAAGGAAACACTACTCTGCGGTCATGGGACGCACGGTGGACGACGTCTTCGATGAGTTCGTCGCGGACACCCCAGGGCAGGGCAAGGCGTTCGCTCAGGAGCTTCTAAAGCGCGAGGGCCTCCATTGCGTGACTGCGCAGAAGTCCGAGAAGCTGGCGGCGATCCAGCACTTCAATGGAGATCTCGATAGGGGACACATCGTTCTTCTCGCCGGAGAGTGCGAAGAGCTGGCAGAGGAATGGAATCTCCTTCCGTGGAAGGATGATGCCCATACCAAGTATGACGAAAACCTCTACGACGATCACAATGCTGACTCCGCGTTGTACGGCTGGCGCCGCGTGTACGGGTATCTCGCCGACACGCCCAATGAGGCACCGCCAGATCCAAAGACTCGGGAGGCGGCCGAGAGGCGTGCGCGTCAGGATGAAAAAGAGTATGAAAGACGCTTGATCGCCGAGCGTGCTTTGCAAGCGGATATGTACGGCGAGGAAGGATTGGATTGGTGACAATCGACGAGATCAAGGATCTGATGCAGTGGTGCATCGACTCAAAGGCCGTGACCTACCTGAAAGTCGACGGCTTGGAGGTTCGACTTGCGGAGGCGCTGGATGTATCGTCGGAGACGTACATCACGACAGAGCAGGCGATGGACCATCTGTCAAAAGCCGGAAACGTAAGTCCCGATCGGTTGAGGGATCTCAGTAACAAGCTCGCCGAAGACGAGCAATACTACAGCAGTAGCTAGGAGATCCCCACATGACGCATAGGCAAGATCTGGCGGAGAGTAAGTATGACCAGGAGGGCAAGGACCACCGATGGTGGCTCGACGATGATTGCAGCGCGAAGCTGTGGGACACGTTTCAGCACATCTACTCCATGGATGAGAACCGTCGCGCCCTGATCAAGCATCACATGCGTCTGTATGGATCGAAGATGATCGGCAACCTCTCCGATCAGGTCTTCGATGTGATCAGTGGATCTCGCATGAAGTACAATGCGATCCAGTCCGTCTGCGAAACGGCCGTGTCTCGTCTGGGTAAGAACCGCCCTGCGGCGGCCTACGTCACGAAGGGCGGGACGCTTGCTGATATGCGCGCCGCGAAGGCCCTGGGCTTGTACACGGCCGGAGTCTTTGAGAATGCCGACGTGTACCAGAGGGGGCGCGAATCGTTCCGCACGGCGACGGTTGTGGGAAGCGGCGTTCTCGCCTTCTTCCCCAAGGAGACGGAGGCCGGGTGGTCCGTGGGATGCGAGCGGGTATTCCCATGGGAGATCGTAATCGATGAGCACGATGGTCGCATGGGTGAGCCGCGGAGCTACTATCGCGTGCATTACATCGATCGTGAGGTGGCTTTCGAGAAGTTCTCCAGGATCAAGAAGTGGAAGAGCAAGGAGAAGAAGCTCCGCGAAGCTCTCACGGAGTGCTCGGTCGGCGACCGTGAGGCCATCGGGAGAGACACGACGGCTGACACGATCGAGATCGTCGAGGCGTGGCACCTCCCCAGCGGAAAGGGCGCCAAGGACGGGCGACACGTTTTTGCTGGCTCCAGCGTGGAGCTGCAATCCGATCCATGGAATCACCAGTGGGTGCCCCTGGCGTTCTATCACTGGCAGCCTGCGATCGTAGGCTATTGGGGCTCCGGCATCGCGGAGACGATCAACGGCATCCAGGTGACGATCAACAGAATGCTGAAGGTCGCCGAGGCTAGCTATGCGCTAGTAGGTCGCCCGTGGATCCTCTCGCCGGCGAGCGCTAAGATGCGGCCGGAGATGTTCACGAACAAGACGACTCCGATCATCGAATACATCGGAGACGTTCCTCCTACCGTCGTGACGCACGCGCCACTCAACCAGGACTTTCACAACCAGCTCGATCGCTTGAAGCAGGAGGCAAACGACCTCGCCGGCGTGTCGCAGCTCTCATCTTCCGGCAAGAAGCCCGCGGACCTGGAGAGCGGCGAGGCCCTGCGGCGCTTCAACGAGATCGAGGATGCCAGGCACGCAGATCCCGGAATCAACTATGAGCGGTTCTACATGAACTGCGCGAAGATTATCCTGAAGCTCAGTCACTCGATGGCCAAGGAGGGCAAGAGCCCCACCGCCCAAGCTCACGTCAAGCGACGCAATCGCGGCTGGATGGAAGATATCAGTTGGGATCGAGTCAAGCTCGACGAGAACGATTACATGATCCAGGTGTACCCCACCTCGATCCTCCCATCACAGCCCGCTGGCCGAGTGGCCACGATCCAAGAGTGGTTCCGCGTCGGCTTTATCTCCAAGGGCGAAGCCTTCTGGCTTCTGGAGATTCCCGATCTCGATTCGCATCTCTCACCAGACGCGATCATGGTAGAAGCCATTCTCGACGACGTCGAGGCCATGCTGGATGAAGAGGAACCGGAGCCACGGTTGCCGGAGCCGTATCAAGATCTCCAACTCAGCCGCAAGCTGATGACGGCAGCGTACCTCAAGGCGCGTATGCTCAAGGCGGAGGAGGATCGTCTGGAGCTTATGAGGAGGTACATCGCTAAGATCTCCGAGTACGAAGAAGCGGCAAACGCCATGGGGCAGCAGCAGCAGCCCATGGCCGACCCGATGGGACAACAACAACAGATCGCAAAGCCGCCCGAGTCCACTAGTCTCGCGGCGCTACAAGGGGCATAAATGAGTATCGAAAGTGCAGCAGACATCTTGGCGGACCTTGGCAACGGGGCGCCTCAGGAGGCCCCCAGCGGGCTCGAAACGACTCAGACCATTCTGGCCTCGATGGAGGAGGAGCAGGCACCAGAGCCGCCCCCTGAGGCGTCCGAGAGCATCACCCCGGCCAGCGTGCGGGATATCGCCGTGCAGGAGATGACGGCAGAGCGCGAGCGCCTTCGTCAGAGCGAGGAACGTCGTCGCACGGATGAGCGTATGCGCGAGCTGGAGGGGCTAGAAGAGGCCCTCAGCAAGCCAGATGTCCTCAAGGAGATTGCTCGACGGCGCGGTGTCTCTGAGCTGGATATCCTCACTGAGCTGAATCAGTCTGTGATCCAAGGGCGCCTCAAGCCGACGACGCCGCAGGACAAGCAGCAGGCTGAGATCCAGGAGCTTCGTGACAGGCTGAAGGCGATCGACGACGAGAAGAATCAGGCGAAAGCGCAGCTGGAGTTCTCCGCTGCGGTTCAGAAGATCTCCGAGTCGATCACGCATGAAAGCTATCCCCTTATCCACGCACACGGGGGCAAGCAGTACGCTGAGCTTGCAGAGAGGCTCGCAAGAGAGCAAAGTGCGAAGACTGGCGAGCCCATTGACGTCCAAGCGACGCTCAAGGGATTCGAGAATGAACTTCTTCAAGATGTTCAAAAGTTGATCCAGGACCCCCATGTCCGAGCACGTCTCGGGCTCTCGCCCTCCAAGCAGACCTCACGAGAAGACCGCGCAGCAGACGAGTCGGTCACACTCACCGGATCAGACGCCAGTATCAGAGCCCGACCGCCGACAGATCCAGATGATGAAGAGTACAGCAACGACGCTGAGCTTCGCGCCATTCTGGAACGAGAGTTCTCGATCTGACGTCCTCCATCTGATTGGAGGGCACTATGCCCAACGAAGTTACCCCAGCAACCGCGATTGCGTTGCTCAAGCGGATCTACACGCAAAGCCGTGTCGATACGCTGTTCTACACGGATCATCCCCTTTTGACCATGCTGGAGAAGGCGGATGATTTCTATGGCGAGCCGGCTGCGATTCCGATCGCAGTCAGCTACGGCGTTCCGCAGGGCGGATCTCACACCTTCTCGAACGCCCAGGCGAACAAGACGGCGGGTGATGAGGCGCGATTCTTCCTGGAGCGTCAACGGAGCTACCAGCTCTGGCAGCTCAGCAACGAGGCTATCATGGCCTCCAAGAAGAGCATCGGTGCCCTCGTTGATCTGATGATCCAAAAGGGTGACGATGCGATGGACAACCTCTCGCGGTCCTCCGGGATCTCCGTGTGGGGCAACCGAGGCGGAAGGCGTGGGGCCATCGGCGCCGTCGCCGGCTCGACGATCACGCTGGCGAACATCGCCGACGTCGTCAACTTTGAAAAGGGCATGATCCTCGTCGACTCTCTCAATGATGGATCTGCCGACGCGCACGTCCTTCGTGCGGGTACGGCGGAGATCGATAGCGTCAACCGTGAGTCTGGCGTTCTCACGACCGTTGCCGCGGTGCCCGGCACGTGGGTGGCTGGTGACTACCTCTTCCGTGACGGCGACTTCAAGGCCGCCATGGACGGGATTGACTCGTGGATCCCCGCGGTTCCTCGCGACGACGCCTCCCTGGCGACGCCGTTTCTCTCGGTCGATCGGTCTCAGGATCCGGTTCGGCTCGCGGGGACCTACTTCGATGGAAGCGCGCTTCCGATCGAAGAGTCCATGAAGGCGCTGCTCACTCGGATCAAGATCAACGGCGGAAACCCCGACGTTATGTTCCTGAATCCCCTGGACATGGAAGGTCTCGAACTCTCGCTGGAGAACAGTGTGGTTCGTGACGACTCCGTGTACGCGAACCCGAGCGGTACCACCCGTGGCGCTTCGATCGGGTTCAACCACATCGTGATCCGCTCCGGCGGATCGAAGGTGCGAGTGTATGAAGATATCGACTGTCCGGCTGGGCGCACGTATGCGCTCCAGATGAACACGTGGAAGCTCCATCACATGGGCAAGTTCCCCCACATGGCCACTGAGGGCATGGGGAACCTGGGCGGCCGAGTGGTGGAGGATGCGGACTCTTTGGAGTTCCGCGCTCGCTGGTTCGGCAACTTGGGCTGCACGGCGCCGGGCAAGAATGGCGTCGGGATTCTGCCGGCGCGTGAGGTCATCTAATGGGTGACGGCGTCCACAAGCTCGCGGGGATGAAGTCCCCGCAGACCAGCGGCTTTGATGTCGTCGGATCTTTCGGTATCGGCGCCGCCGGTGCCGTGGATACCGAAGACATCCAGGGCCGCGGGTACACTCCGACGAAGGCGGCGACGGCTGGTCAGTACGTGATCCAGATCAACCGCCCGGTCTTCGGTATCCTCTGTGCGATGGGTGGGACCGAAGACCCCACCCTTTCGGATCTGGGGGTGCAAGTCATCGCATCGGATCGTGATGCCCGAACCGTGACGCTCCAGTGTCACGCGGGTGGCGTCGCGACCAATCCGGCGGCTGACAACAGGGTCCACTTCAGGATCCACTGCGTTCGATCGCAGGCTCGTTGAGTTTGAGGGGGCGCTTCGGCGTCCCCTCATCTGCCGGCCATAGAGGTTGGGTGGGTGCGATACCCACCGCCGGCACCATAGGGAATCACAGGAGGATCGAATGGCAAGAGGCAGAACACTGGCAGACCTGAGAACCGACGTGCTCGATATCTGCGAAATGGATCCTGGCGACTTCGTCACGACCGCTCTTGTAGATCGCAGAATCAACGAGAGCGCCTCCGCTCTCCACTCTCGACTCGCAACCAAGCTGGGCCGAGAGTATCTCTTTGAGGAGGCGATGATCACCGTGGCTCCCAATGCCTCGATCGTCATCATGCCTGTCGACATGGCCCACGTCTGCGGCGTGTACTTCTTGGATGGATCCGAGTGGAGATCGATGATCAAGTTTTCTGGGCGCTCGCTTCACCAGGATGCGGTACGATGGTCCGGCAAGAACATCGGGTACAAGCCAGAGAACTTCTCAGGAGAGGATCAGAAGATCCGGTTTTCCATGCCCACGTCAGGCGCTCAGGATATCCGGGTGGGCTACGTTCCGGCGTGGACAGATCTCGTCGACGACGCCGATACCTTCTACCTGCCGAACGACTGGCATACGTGGGTGATGTACGAGGCATCCATGAAGATGAAAGTGAAGGAGGACACGGCGATCAAAGATATGCTTATTCTCCAATCCAAGTACGAGAGAGAGATTGATGCCGCCATCGCCGCCGTGGACTATGAGAACACAGATGTCATGGATCCTCAAGATGGCGTCTGGGGATCTTGGGAGGGCATGTACTAATGGCCGAGCTTGAGACCACGTCGACGAACGACCCTCAGCAGCTCAGGACGGCGCTTGCGTTGAGGGGCCAGGATGGGAGGGTATCGGCGCTGGAGCAGCAGCAGAGTTCCGATCTCGTGGGGATCGAGTTGACCAGCGCCCCTGGCACTTTCCCCCATGGCCTCGGTCGCGCCGGCGCCGGAGCTTACCTGGTCCGATCTTCAGAGCACTGCACACTCCTTGTCGGTGAGATGACGGACGTCCATATCGAGCTATCAGTGTCGGTCGCGGGGCCTGTTGTCTGCACTGTGAGGGCCGTCTAATGGCGCTCGACTTCAAGGACGTCGATGTTCCGTTTACCGGAGGCATAGATTCAAAGACCGCCGATCAACTCCTGCAAGGTCCGAAGATAGACGATCTTCAGAACATGAGGTTCCGCAAGTCGGGGGCGATCGAGCGTCGACCGGACTACCGGTACATCGGCTCGCCAGGCAGCGAGACGGATAAGATCTTGGAGCACGGCGGGACGCTCGTTGCAATCGGCACCGGCGAATCGAAGCAGCTCACCGACGAGGACGGCGAGACTTTCACGTGGAAGCCCCTCCTCACATCCGGGCCTCGTTCCATGGACATCGAGCGCCGCCCCGTGATTCGCGGCGAGGAAGATCTCCAGCTATCGCTCTCCTCTGTCCACGGAGGCTACGTCGCACACATCTTCATGCCAGAAGATGAACGCCTCTGGCTTAGAATCGATGACATCGATTCGGGAGCCACCATGCATGGACCCGTGCGCCTTCCGAGCTTCACGATCCTGAACGCTGACCCCACGAACAACGGAGCGGAGATCCGCAACGCGAGCTTTCAGATCCATCCGCTGACCATTGGGGGCGTAACCTCTTGGGCTATCCTTGGTCTGGCGCAGGACTTCTCGGTGAACGTGAATACGTCTGTCATGATCGTTCAGGTGGCCAGCGGTGTCGTGACGGTGGGGGCGGCGCACTTCCTTACGGGGATCCAAGCATCCGGTTCGCTGGGATTCTCTGACCCCGCATCTTCTCGGCTCCATGTCGTCGCAACGCAGTCGGCCCCAAAGATGCATGAGCTGGCCTTCGCTGGGCTCGGAGCCCCCGCCGTGACCACGTGCGCGATGACCGGAGCAGACTCCTTCCTGGGCGGGTTCGTGAACCCGGTGTCGGGGTACATGCATGGATACGGGTATGACGATGATATCGGCCCTGGGATCCGATACTGGCAAGCCACGATCGGCGCCTTCCCAGCCAGCGTAGCATCGGCGAACCTCTTCACGCCTTCGCCGTCCGATCCTTCGGCAACCCCAGATACTCATATCGCGGTAGGGGTTCACCGGTCTAACGGCACCGCTATAGCGATCTACGAGGGGATAGCCGGAAGCGGATTGCCCGCGCTGAGCCAGGCTGGTGTGAAGTGGATCGAGCTGAACGCGGCCGGGGCTCCGGTTTTGGAGTCTGGGCGCGTTGCGTGGCAAGCGAGGCTCCATGCCTTCCCATGGGCCGACGAGGAGGAT